GCCCAACTAGAGGCTCACAAGACGTCACTTGGCCAACTCGAGGAGTTGGATGAAATCAGATCAGCTATACTCTCAGCTGAATCGCGTAGGGAAAAGAAACGGGTACTCAATGAGTTCGTTTCTAAACTAGAAAGATGGTGATCCGCGGGGCCTACCTAAGACTTAATGGCTGGTTCGTCGCCAGCCTGATGTGAGGCAACATCCGAAAGGAGGTCACCCTTATGCTCAAATTTGAGCAACATCAGGAAGGATTGGCGAGACGGCTGTTTGTGATAGGCGTTCCCTCTCAGCTAATAAAGCCCTTTGTGGCTGAGTTGGTTAAGTGGGAACATCACTCTGGTGTTGAGTGGACAATTAAGAGGCTTAAGTCTCTGAAAGTCGACTTAATACGCCGACGGTCCGGGCTTGCACCCCTTACTTGGATTCGAAAGAATCGCAAGGGGGATGTTGCCGGGGTCATTGGTTCCATCTTACGTTGGAGCGATAGGTCTGATAAGCAGTTTGAAAGAGCTGTTCAAGCCTTTATGGCTTACAGTTACTACATCCTGCCTTGTCTGACTGATTCTCAAAAGGAGAAATTCCTTAAGGGAATCAATTGTTCTGATGAAGATGGACTGGATGACTGTTTCTTGAGAAGTTTTCGAGAGACTGTTGTCCGAGTGATAGGAAGGCGGGCGATAACAACGCCTGTACAGCCCCTTGTTAGTTATGAAGGTTCACCATCAAAGAGGGCACCCGCTCTCTTTGGTAGGGAGTCATTGGGTCAAGACGAGGATCCCTTGCGGGATGCTGAGTTCTTTAACCTTGATGGCTCAGGCGATCTGTACCTTAGGTACCGAGGAATTTATTCCGAAGTACTGAAGGGTCTGACTCGGAGAGAATATCTGGATAGTTGCCTAGAAACCTATAGGCGATTTCCCAGAGCTCCAAAACAAGTTCTTGGAGGACGCATTGCGTTTATTCAGGAACCAGGTGGTAAGCTACGTTCTGTGGCTTCCCCTTTCCGAGTTCATCAACTAGCCTTGGGCCCTTTGGGCTCAGAGCTATACAGTATCGTATCACAACTTCCATGGGATTGTACCTTTGATCAGTCAAAGGCCTTTCCTGCAATCCAGTCCCACCTGAAGGCAGGTGAGGAGTGTCATTCCATAGACTTAAGTTCCGCAACGGATATTTTTCCGTTGTCCCTCCAGTTAGTTGCCTTGTCAGCAATTTTCGGGAAGGAGAATCCTTATGTTAATCTCTTTGTAGAGATCTCACGAGGAAAATGGGACTCCCCTATTGGGGTATTGTCATGGAAGAGGGGCCAACCCTTGGGGTTATTCCCCAGTTTTGGCTCGTTCACACTCACGCATGGTCTGCTATTGCTTCATTTGAATGGTGGACAACACAATGGAGATTTCTTCATTGTGGGTGATGACGTGGTCATCCTGAAGCGTAAGCTGAAGGAAGATTATGTATCCATGCTGGACCGGATGCATTGTCCGTGGTCTATAGATAAGTCAATTGATTCCAACAAACTCTGTGAGTTTGCTGGTAAGATCATCCACCCTCTGGGTGTCATTCCCCAGCTTAAGTGGAGGAGGATGTCTGATGACAACTTCCTTGACATCTGTAGACTTCTTGGACGTGAGAGCCGTTCTATGTTGACTTGGAGACAGCGTCGCGTTTACGATGCCATAGCTCACTTATGTGAGCCGATCGGTCTTAACCAGTCGCTACCAGGTGACAATCTGGTTAGTATGACATTAAGAACCCTTGCTTTCTACAAGCCGGAGGAGGTAGTCTTAGGTGCCCTCATGGGCCTAAGAGGTCGTATCCACAGGAATGTGTATACGACTAAGACCATTGAAAAGTTGGTGTCTTCCGACATTCAACTAATAATGGATACCTTCGACGAGAAGGTGAAGTGTGCACTTGCGCAGACTGTCTTTAGTCGATGGGAGTCCTCGATTCTCATCGGATTAGATGGTCTGTCTTCTGTGCCTTTGGCTCTCAGGATATTCCCGAGATTACCTGTTCGGGGAGCTCCGCCGGGTAGGCGGTCCACTCTGGAGAGGTATGAGTCTATCATACGACAGTCTCGTTAATCCCTCC